ATCTATATTTTGTTCAAATAATAAACCTTTTAATCCTACTCCATAATTAGGTGTATATAACCTTTCTCCTGGTTCAGTTAATAATAAATTAATTAAATTTGTTTTTATTTGTTCTTTAACTGTTTGGGTTCCTTTAAATAAATTATCTTCATTAAGAGGAAAAGAAACCCCAATAGTAATATTATTATTAATATCTAATGGGTTAATTTTTCTATTTTCTCTTATATAAGCCATATTTTATCCTTGTTTTCTTTTATCCATAGCTCTCATTAATTCACGATAATCTCTGTTTACTAAATTTGAAACTTCAGTAGACATTGGTGATTCTGGTGTTGATGTTGATTCAAGATTAGTATTACCTTGAGCTGTTTCATTTAATAGATCATTTAATGCTCCATTAGAAGTAAATTGTTGGGAAATAGGTTTACCCATAATTTTTTCTTTTAAAGATGATTTCACACTTGCTGGAATTGGATTACCCATTTTAGTAGCTGTTATATTGCGTTGTGTTGGTTGGTCTACAATTGTGGATTTAAATTCATCACGTAAATCTTCTTTAAGTGTTTTAATTTCACGTCGGAGAGCATAATCTATTTCTTCCCTTACGACTTTTCTAATTAGTTTTTCGAAAACTGTTGCTTTCATATTAAATAATGTTTGTTAATAAATATAATTAAATTAAATTTTATTGAGTATATCGTCTATATCCTTTTTTAGTACCATCTTCTGTTTCTAAAAAGTCTATATATTCAATCCCATTAGTATCTCCTACTTCACCAGCAACATCTGGATCTAATCCATTAAGTAATTCATCTACTTCACCATCATTATTTAAATTACATACATTTAAATATTGACTAAAATAAGTAGCAACAAGAGCTAATATACCATTAATAGCAGCTATTAAGGGATTTACAGCATTTATAGCTATATCTACTAATCTAGTAGGACTAAGTATGTCTTGTAAAGTTTTATTAATTTTAAATTTAAAAGTTGCTATTGTTCCTTTAAATTCTTCTTGTTTTTGTTTAGCTCCATCTATTAAGTCTTTAAATTTTACAGTTTTAGCACCATCAGCAAATTGAGCTTTTAAAAATTTAAGTGCTACTTGTGCTACTCTTCTTACAATTGAAAGAGTAAGTATTAAACCTTCCATTATGTCTAAATAACCTAACATTCTATCAACAAAATTTCTAATTTTTTGGATTTGTTCTTGAATACTTTGTAATTTTTCTTTAGCTTTTTTTAAAAAATCTTTAGCAACTTCTAATCCATCTTCAATTTTTTTCTTTAAATCTTCCATAAATTTTTGTCCTTCTACACTACAAGCTAATTCTTTACCTTGTTTAATTACTTCATCTACTAATCGTTGTTTAATGTTTTCTTTAGTAGGAATTAAGGCTTTATATTTTATAAGTTGCTTTCCAGCTTCCTCTTTTAATTGCTTATTGACATTTTTAAGCATTTTTTCACTAGCACTATCTAATGTATTTAATATTTTTGTAGCCATTATACTAAATTAATTTGTTTACTTTTAATTTCTTTAATCCGTTCTTTTAAATTATTTATTCCATTTATACCTTCGGAACCATTTCTTAATTCTTGTATTCTAGATAATGATGTAGGGCTAGGAGTGGTAGGGGCTCCTAAATTACCTAATTGATTCATTTTCCCTGTTTGGAAATCAAGTAGAATTTGATCTAATAAATCCATTAAGTCTATTAACCATTGTTCAGTTAAATTACCTAATAATGCAGGTTCATTAGCTAAATTACCATCTGATTTTAAACCTAAATATATTTTAGGTGCATTAACTACAAATTTACTATTTTCTTCTTCTCCAGTGTCAAAATGGAAACTTCCATTAGTACTAAAACCAATAGCTTTATTTGAAAATAATAATATAGAATCATCCTTAGCGTTAAATATTAAACGATCTGAGGTAATTAATATTTGCTTACCACTATATTTATCTGGTTGCGTTGGTGTATAACTCATTATGTTATTAAATCTTGATTAGCATCAGTCCAATCTCCTTGATCAGGAGACCAATCTGTGTATCTATTATCACTTTTAGCTATTCCTCCTCTATCTCTATAATAACTAGATATGTCAGGATTATCTGTTTTTAATTTTAAACCTTTATAATTACCATTTGCTCCTTTAAAAATTTCTTCATATGCTATATGAACCCAAGATGCTCGAGATTTAGGATTAGTTCCTCTTTCTGGGTGTTCCCAAATCATACATCTCCATGTTCCAAAGTTATTTTTTATATAATTAAATATTTCTGAAGTAGGTACATTTTTTACTTGTATATCTGCTGCTGCTCCTCTTGTATGTTCTCCTTTTCCACTTCCTCCTATTCCAGGATGTTTATCTAATTCATTACATCTATAACATGATGTTATTACCATATCATCTCCATATTTTTCGTGTAGAGGTGTTAGTATATTTATTGCTAAATTTTTTAAATTATTAGTTATATAATCATAACTTTTATCTAAATCTCTTCCTGGAAGATTATTTATATTATTTGCTTTAGCTGTGTTAGAATATATTAAATCATTTAAAGTATATACCCCATATGGTCCTAATTCTGTTAAAACATCTTCTGTAGTTGTTCCCTCATCTGATCCTGAGGGAATTATTATAGGAATTGGATTATCATCTGGGTCGGGGGGGATAGGTATTAAATCTTCAGATTGAGGAGTAATTTCGTTATTATCTGTTTCTTTTTCTACTTCATAAAAACCAACATCTCCACCTGCTTCTAATACTTCTGCTTCATAATCCCCAAATGGATCATTTGAAATTGGATTAGAACTTGTTGGAGTAGGTTGAATACTAGGGACATAAGGTTTACTTTCATCAGTAAGAAATTCTTCATTAGATATAGGTGTAGGAGTTGGTTCTATTACTACTGTGTTAGCTGGAACTTGTGTAAATTGAACTTCTATAGGAACTGGGGCTATAAAATTAGCTCCAAATGATTTTTGATTTGTAGATGCAGGAATAAAGTTAGATAATTGTTGGGTAGAGGTCATATATAATGAAGAATTATCATTATTAATATCTTCTACTGTAGGGATCCATCCTGTAGTTAAATTTTTATCCTGGCCGTTTCTTATAATAGTAATAGGATCTCCTATAGATCCTGTTGAACTCCATGGGTTATTAATATCACTAGTAGATCCAAATCTAATAGAATTCCCAAATCTTCCTTCTATAATATTATCACCTTCATAAGGTAATAATGATTTTATATTTAATTGTTCATTAAAATAGTTTCCTAAAGGTATTTGAGGTGGATCTGTAGGAGGTTTAGTTATACCATTTTGAGTGTTTTCATAATTTCTAATATTTGTAACTTCTTTTAAACCTTTTACTGTAGGGAGAGCATTATGATGGGGGTGATTCCATATATTAATATTAGGAAAATAATAATTAGTAATAGAATTAGGAGTATTATAAATTTTTTTATCGTTAGCACTAACAATTAATACTATTTCATTTATGAGAGGGTAACTTTTAATAAAAGAAAAAAGTGGTTTTGCGGAGCTAGCAAATTTTTCAGATTCTAAAGGAGTATCATCTTCTATTTTAGTATAAAAAATAGTACCTATAGAATCATAATCACCAAATTCATTAAATTTAGAATGATTTTCGTCTAAGATAATATCAATAACCCTTACTGATATTAATCTTTGACCCGGTTGGGTAACAGCAGATAGTAAATCTGATGTATTTACAGATGTACCTTTAATTATTGCCATTATTTTTTTTAGGTTCTTTTTCTGTTTCTTCTATTATATCTTGTAACTGATTCATTTCTTCTTCAGTTAACATATCACCTCCACCACTAGTAGTAGCTCCTGTTGATAAACGTTGTACAATAGCTGCCATTTTTAATAAATGGTCGTCATTTTTAACGCTAATTTCCATATATTCTTTAATTAATGGAACCACAACTGTAGCGTCTCCTAAATTTTGAATGAGAGGTCTTAATTCAGCTATAAGCTGACCAATTTGTTTACCTTTTTTCTTTTGATTTGTGTGAATTTCCTTAAGGAGATCAGAAAAGGTTTTATCATCAAATATTACTTGGCTTAATGGATCCATATTGTATTTTATTATAAATATAGAATCTTTTAAATTTTTACATATCCCGTTTTATCATATTCATTATATAATTCACGATATTTTTTCTTAAGTACTTTAGTTACTTTAGTAATTACAGGAGTATCTACATTTGTTATTTCACGAATATAAATATAAAGTGCTTTTTTATTAAAAATTTCTAAATTTTCTCTACGTTTAAATAATATATTGACAGCATCACATACTTTTCTATCGTTATCTTTTTTAAATAACCTAAACATATGTTTATCAATATATTCAGTAAAATAATCAATAAAGTCTTTCATATCTTGTTTACGATCTGGGCGTCCAAGTTCATGAATAACTTTATCATCTTCGTCAGCTGCAAATACATCTGTAGTAATTTTTTTCTTTTTATAATTAGTATTATTATAAAGAATAAGATAATTCTTACCTACAATACTAAAGTAAGAAAAGGCCTTTGAACCTTTAGTTGGGTCGAAGTAATGAAGTTTTTCTAAAAGAAAACAAACAACTTCGTGTTTTAAATCTTCTAAATCATCTACTTCTGTATAGTAGAATTTAAATGTGTGGATAAGATTTTCAGCTAATTTATAAAATGAATAATTTATACGTTCATTAAATATTTTATTTCGTGTTGCTTCATTATTAGAAGCTAAATATTCACCAATAGCTAATTCAGTGTCATGGGTAAAATACATTCTTGTACTTTTTCTACCTCTTTTTTTCTTTTTTGGAGTAGGAGAACCGACATTTGTCGGTTCTTTTTTTTCTGTTTTGCTCATTTATTATTTCATACGAAATTCGTTTAATGCTTCTTGAATTTTTTTAACTTCTTCAAAAAACCACCCTATTTCGTCATCTGCGTAAAATACCCCTTTTCGATCTATTTGTTTTAGTCGGGTATCGCAAGCTGCAATTGCATCGCTTTGTTTATTTATAAAATCCTCCATCGTTTCATTTTTCTTAATAAGATTTCTTATTGCAACAAAAGAAAATGAAATCGATAAAGTTAATAAAATTACTAATATTATTTCCATTTAATCTTCATTAAAGAACGAATCAATAACACCTAATGTAGCTGCTGATAAGTTCGGATTATTAGCTTCATTTACAGCTTTAGATTTACGTTGTATTTTATCTGCTTTAGAAGCATTTTTAGGTTTAGTTGAAGGAATTGAATTTGTATTATTATTCCATTGTTCAAATTCAATTTGTGCAGCCATATGATCTGCTTGGTGCATTAAAATTGGTAAGTGGGTACGTAAACGGGTTTCTTTTTGACCTGACATAAAATAAAATTTATTTGAATCATCATATAAACCATCATGAATTTTAATTGTAATATATTCATTTTGAGTTACTTTACAACCAATCTCTTGTAATATAAATAAAGATCGTTCAGGTACTTTCATAGCAGGTATATTAGTATTAAATTTATATATCTGACCTAATTTATCTATATGCCATTGAGAATCGTTAGGTTGATAATATTCACCTTCTTGTTGGCCCATTTTACCTAAATCATGAAATAATGCAGTAAAACGCATTTCTTCAATCGTATATGTATCCATATCACCACCTTTATTATTCCAAACTGTGTATAATGCATTAGCGCAATCTAAAACACGTAAAACATGATCACAATAACCCCCAGCAAATGCTGAGTGGTGCCAATTTTTAGATGATGCAGGCATCATCATAAAACGTTCTTCATATTTTTTAAGAAAGGGAATTAATATAGATGAACGTTCCTCACTTATATTATTTTTAACCTCAGTAAGGTAACGTTCCCAATTTGATTGGATTTTTTCTGCTGATAACATAACCTGTTTTTTATTTATAAGGGACGAGTATTTTGTATACCTCGAACACCTGTATTTCCATTAGATGAAATTGTGATTATATTTTGAAGTTCTTCAAATTTTTCTTTTAAATCACCTTGTTCCATAAATCTAAGAGCTTCTCCATTTTCTCCTCTTTTAATTAATGTTCTTAATGTAGCCAAAGATTGATCTAATCTATCTAATGCAGTTTGAGTTTGTTGTGCGTATTTCATATTTAATTTTATATATTACTAATTGTATAAGAAATTATTTCCTAACATCCAAATCTTTTTTGTAAGGTTTTTTCTTTTTTTTTCTACGAATTTTTTCTTTTGAAGGTTGATTTTCCCAGTCCGACAATTTATTATAATTGTTTTTCTTATTTCTCATTTTAATATGTTTTATGATTGTGTATTCGGTTCGCCATTTTCACCTATAAACCCCTACAGTGGTAGGATATAAAATATTTCAATATAAGCCAAGTTTTATTTATTAGTTCTTATATTAAGTCTCATAGGAAGTATTTTTCCTGA